AGAGTTTGTAGAGGAGATGAGGAAGGAAGCATTCTTTGATGTTCTTTATGAATGTAAGTTCCCTAAGGAAGAGGATGTAGATATAGATGGTTGGTCAATCCTATTAACAGAGGATGATGTAACCAACGCATTCAGAACAGAAGATCCCAACTCATACGGTACCCCAAGACTAGGGGTGGACATAGCTAGGTCTGGAGGAAACTTTAACGTTTGGGTCCTACGTACAAACAATTTTGCTCAGATACTTGGTAAGAGTACAACTAACAACCTAATGGATGTTATTGGTACCACTAAAGACCTTGCCTCTAGATATAACATAACAGAAGAGAACATCTTTATTGACGCTACAGGAATTGGTGCTGGGGTCTATGACAGGTTCAGAGAAACTGGCTGGAACGTACGAGGCATCAACATGGCAGAGTCCGCTGTTAATAGAGATAAATATATAAACATAAGAGCCGAAGCTTTCTTTCGCCTACGGGAATGGATTAAGAAAGGTGGCACTCTTAAAAAAGATAGTGACTTCCTACAACTGAACGACCTTAAATACAAGATGCGTTCAAATGGAAAGTTAAAGATAATAGATAAAGACACACTTAGAAGAAATGGTATTCCTTCTCCCGATGTAGCTGATGCTTTAATGCTAACATTCGGCAGAGAAGATGAGGGAAGAGCATTTGCTAATAAGAATAAGATAAAAATGAACAGACTAAAACAACCTAAATATGAGTAGTCAAAGCGAATTAAACAGTCTCCTACAATTATACAAAGGACAATACGAAGAACCAACAGAAATCACAGAGGGTTATCGTTTTGATATGCCTAATACAATCAACATCATTGAGTTGTATTATGCCTCTAAGTTTAAAACTGGAGATAGAGATTCACAAGGAAACAAAAAGTATTTCTTCAACATCGTTAATCCACAATGTGGTAACGCTACAAAGAATATCGACATTGATAGAAATGAAATCAAGGTAAGAGCTGAGAGGAAGAAAGACAGAATCAAAGCCATGCTTTATAACGATAGATTGAAATGGTGGATGAAGGAAGAGAACATTGGCGTTCTACTAAACAAGATGAGTGTAAACCTTCCAATATATGGTTCTATAGTTCTTAAGAAAGTTGGAGATGACATTCACCTTATTCCGATGTCTAAGATAATGATGGAACCATCACTATCAAACAAAGACAATACACATGACATCAACTCTGTATTCATTATAGAGGAACACAATATGTCTGCTTCTGATATAGCCAAGATGAAGAAGAAAGGCTGGGATGCAGAAGTAGTAGATAGGTTCATAGACCAGATGAGGAAGGATAGTAAGAACACAGAGATTATCTATGAGATGCATGCTGAGACTCCACCAGAGTACGAACCAACAATGTCATTCATTTCAGAAAGAGGAGACCTTTTCTTCAAAGCAAAAGAAGACAAAGCACCTTATAAGAAAATGGATTTGTTCACTATAGAGGGAAGAGCACTAGGGCTTGGTATAGTTGAACTATTATCAGACTTACAGATTCGTAGGAATGAGATGGGTAACCAGAAAGCTGACTCAATGCGAGTTACCTCTAAGACCTTATTCCAAACCAGAGATGGAAACATTGACGGCAACATGCTAACCGACCTTCTTAACGGAGACATTATAGTAGCAGACCAACCTATTACACAGATTGATACTACAGAGAGAAACCTTGGTGCCTACGCACAGGAAGAACAAAACATAATCAAGGATACAAGAGACCTATCCTCAGCACATGAGATTGTAACAGGTGAATCATTACCTAGTAGAACTCCATTTAGATTGGGAGCAATGCAGTTACAACAGGCTTCTAAGATATTCGAATTCATTAAGGAGAACATGTCAATCTTCCTACAGGAAGTTTTTGAAGAATGGATTATCCCTCGCTTTGAAAAGGAAATAGACAAAGACTTTGTATTCGAAGTATATGACGCTAAGACATTAAGGTCTGTATTTGAAACTGATGTTAACAGAAGGATAAACGAAGCTACTAAGAGAATAGTATTAGAGACTGGAAGCTTCCCACCTAAAGAAGAGATAGACATCCTAAAGGAAGCACTAATGGCTGATGCTGATAAACCTAAGTTCGTGGAAATCCTAAAGGGATACTTCAAAGACTTTAACAAAACTCTATTCATTGACATTACAGGAGAACAACATAACACAGCACAGGAAGTTGAAACAATGAGCAACATGCTACAACTAATGGCTCAGAACCCACAGATAATGCAGGACGAACAACTAAGAAGCTTCTTACTAGGCATAGCTGAAAAGACTGGTATCGATCCATCAATCCTACCAAGCTCACAGGGTAGTGCTGTACAACCTGCCTTAAACCAAACAGCACCACTAGGAGGACAGGTTCCCCTAGCTCAAAATCCACAACAACAATAATAGCGATAAAGAAAAAGCATGATTAAAGTAAATAAAAGAGAACAAGACTTCTTAAACACATTCTCTAAATCAAACGAGTGGCAGATTTATAAAGAGACTATACTTGTACCACTACTGAATGATATTGAAAGTGTTAATAGTAGTTTCCTGTTCGATAGCGAATTATCTGCTGGTGAAAAGTTCGCTGGCAGACAAATGGCTTCTAAGTTCGGCAGAGGACTGATTAGGATGACAGAGATGTTTGACGGTAACAAGACAACGACAAAGAAGCCACAAGATAACTTTGAATAAACTGGAGAGTAAACTCCTTAAAATCATTCGGTCACTAAAGACCTTAAAATGAATAATTATTAATCTCCAATAAAATGGTAGATGAACAAGAGGTAACCCCAACACCAGAAGAGGGTGAGGACAAAACCAAAGAAAATGAAGTTGTAGAGCAAGTAGATGACAAAGATTTGAAATCTGCGTTAGCTCAAAAAGAGCATTTCAGAGTAAAGACTGAAAAGCTCGAAGCAGAGAAGGCGGAACTTCTTGCGAAAGTCGAAGTCGCACAACAAAAGGAAGAGAAACCAACTCAAAACATAACTGAACAGTCCAACAAAGATGTTGATTCTTTGAAAGAAAGACTTGCCAAGATTGAATTTTCACAACAGAATCCAGACATAGATGCTGGAGATGTTGAACAGATTTTTGAACTAGCTGGACTAAATAGTAAATCACCAAAAGAAATTCTAGAGGAGAATGATATGGTGAAGGTCTATTTGGAAAAGAAGACTAAGGATAAACAGGTTGCTAACGCAATTCCAGAAGGCAATAGGTCTGGTGGAATTCCACGTGAAAAACCAGTATCCGAAATGACAAGAGAAGAACACATGGAGTGGGCTAAACAGGTTATGGATTAATAAAACTAATTCTAAACCATCATGGCTTTAGGTTCAACACACACAACTCAGACCACAGCGGCATCCTATATCCCAGAAGTATGGAGCGAGCGTTTGAACGATTTCTTTCGTGCAAACTTAAGAGCTGCATCATTCTTCGAAGATTGGTCAAGCGATGTTGCTGGCGGTGGAGATATTATCAATAGACCTAATGTTTCAGAAATGACAGCAAATAGTTATGCTTTCGGTTCTCTAACACAAGTTACATTGAATGCTCCAACACACGGTCTAATCACATTGACAGTTAACATTCATTACGAAACATCTTTCTTACTACAAGACGATGTTATGGCTTCCTTGAAATCACCTTATGGTTCTCAAGAAGTATGGATGAAGAACGCAGGTTACACAACTGCTGCTACTTTAGAAGATGCTTTACTAGCATTATTCGAAGCATTCAGCAATACAGTAGGTGCTTCTCACTTATCTATGAACGATAGTAATATTCGTTCTGCTATTTCTACATTGAACGTTGCTAACGTACCAATGGAAGACAGAGCATTCTTCATGTACCCAACACAGATTTGGGCAGACGTAATGGGAATTGATAGATTCACTTTACTACAAAATACTAATGGTGCAGACCCAGTTCTTAAAGGACAGGTCGGTATGTTATATGGTATGCCAGTAATTGAATCGTCAAGAATTGGCGTTGGTACAGGTGTTGCTGATACTAAGGGTGCACGTTTAAATGCTTTGGCTCACAAGAGTGCATTAGCATTTGCAGTTGCTAACCCATCAGGTATGGCAGCAAACGCTGTAAGACTACAAACCCAATACTTACAAGAATATCTAGGTACTCTAGTTACAGCTGATGTTATTTTCGGTGTAATTGAGAACAGAGATGCTTCTGGTATCTTGATGATGACATCAAGTTCATAATTAAAGAATATTAATTAAATATTTTTCCTTTGGTGGGGGAACCATTCCGAACCCCCATCAAATGGAATGGAAGGAAAAGTATATGGAAGATAAAAGAAGAGTTTCAGTTGGAATAACCAATCATATTAAAAAATTCATTAACTTCAAAGGAGATGAAATATCCAGAGAACAAGCCCTTGGACTCAAACCAAAAATCAATATCGGTGAGCCGAAGGTCGATACAGACGAGAATAAAACAGAAGAAGGAGATGGAGGAGAAGGAGAAAAGGAAGAGGTTAAATAGTTATATTTAAAAGCATGAAAGTATATTACATAAGTTCAAAATATGATGGCTGTAATTATCTGCGATGCCAATTACCAATGTACGTAAACGGTTGGAACGGAACAAGGACAGATAATAGTGGCAAAGAGAAGCCAATGAAATTCATCCTGCCAGAAATAATGGACGCAGACATAGTAGTATTTCACAGGGCAGATACAATACAACATCATCAGCTTGGAAGAGAGTTGAAAAAAATGGGTAAGAAGATTGTATTCGATAATGACGATACATATAAGCTAGACGATGAACACCCATTTCACATGCTAGATGAAAATGGCTTCAAAGAAAATAAGAGAAGAAAGAATAACTTAATAGATAATTTTATTCTCAATTCAGACTTAGTTACTTGCACAACAGAATTCTTAGCAGACGAATATAGAGAGATAAGTCCAAACGTAGTCGTCTTACCAAATTGTGTAGATCAATTCGATTGGGATGAACCAATAAGGAACGAGGGCGACAAGGTTCGCATCGGAGTAGTTGGTTCAGTAGCATATAATCATGACTTTCAACACGTCAAAGATTATATAACTGAATTAAACAAGAGAGATGATGTACAGCTTGTCTTGTTCGGACTTCATGGAATAAAACGCCAAAAGGAAAATAGACTCGTTAGAAGAGTATATAGAAAAGAATTTGAGTTTTGGAACAACCTTGAAGGGCTTGAACATGTAGAGTGGTGTGAATTCAAAGACTATTTTAGAACATTGAATGAACTGAAATTAGACTTGATGATTATACCACGAGCTGAAAAAGATTTTAACAGAGCAAAATCAAATGTTAAATTCTTAGAAGCAGCGATGCTAGAGATACCTGTAATAGCACAGGGGTTTACAACAAATGATTCTCCATACGACAAAGATCTAAACGGAAAGAATGGCATTCTCATAAAGGACAATTCCAAATGGATGGAAGAGACTGTCAAGCTTATAGAGGATAAAGATCTTAGAAGAAAAATTGGTAAAGAAGCTAAGCAATACGTATTGGAAAATTATTCAATAGATAAACATGCCAATAGATGGCGTGAAGAATATAATAAATTATTAAAGTAAAAAGTATGAGATTTATAGTTTTAGATGACGATAAAGTCAAAAGTTTAATCAAGAGCAAAGAAGAGATTGCCTACAAGATTAAAGACATTACAAAAAAGATTGAAGACTTAGAGGAAGATAGAAACAAACTTGTGTTGAAGATACAACGCTATAACGATAAAGCAATACCTCTAATTGATAAATACAAAGCAGAAGAAGAACTCGGGGAGTTCGAAGAATACAGCAGAGTATATTTCAAAGATGATGAACTTCGTTTAGAGATATTCGATTCATTAGAAGAGTTCAAGGAGTTTTATAAAAAACAGAAAGAGGAACTAAAAAAGAAACAAGAAGAAGATGGAAAACCTAGTGAAAATAAAGATACTGATAAATAATGCTTGGGGGAAGGTGTGGTCAACAATTAAAGACCACACTTTCAAGGTATCTGTGGACAATCAAGTTGAGTTCCCTGAAATAGTAATCCCAGAGGTTAAGATTCCAGAACAACTTGATACCAGAGAAGAACTAACAAACATTGTTAACGCTATAATAAAGCAGACACAGGACCTAAAGATAAGCCCTGATACTTCTGCTACAAAAAAAGAACTGTTAGATACCTTAAAGGAAATATCTGAAAGACTTAATGTTGATGAAGAAGAAGAGACAGATGATGAGCAAGAACTAGCCACTGTAAACGAAATTAAGGCTCTAAGAGACGACTTGAGTGCTATAGCAGGTAAACTACCTAAAACAGATTTAAAGCCCGTACAGAGCCAAATAGAGGCTCTCACGAAGACACTAGACTTCAGTGGTCTAAAGAAGTTCACAAGATTCACAGATATTAGGGTATTCATCAATGAGAAACAATTTGAGAAACTAGCCAAATCTATGGGTAGCGTTATAGCTACATCTGGTGGCTCAGGTCAAATCAAGAATGCCTCTGGAGTAATCAGTGATGATAATCCATTAGCGGTGAAAGTTGATAGTGAAGGTGGAACAGCTACAGCAACTGAGGGTTCTGGTGCAATTACAGTTGGTAGTTCATCTACATCTGTAGTATCAGCAAATGCTGATCGTAAAAGAATTATAATGGTTAACGATAGTGATGAACCAATCTATCTTGCTTATGGAGAAGCCGCTGTAATGAATCAAGGAATAAGGTTGAATGCTTCTGGTGGAGCAATGATTGATGATATTTGGTTAGGTACAATATTTGCTATCTGTTCATCAGGTTCAAAAGAACTAACTTATATTGAAATCTAATGAAAGATATTTTTAATCCAAGATCAAATACTGATTTAGTTACAAGACCAGAATGGAATCAGAATGGTTTTGAGACAGCTGGCTCTGCCAACACAGATTCAGTGATGACTTTTGTAGATGGTACTAGAACATTTTCAATACAGCCAAGTGGTGCTGCTAGCTTTGATTACTGGATAGCTGGTGTTAAATACACTACTACAGGAGATACTGTTCAGTTAAGTGGTACAGCTACTACTGCAGACGAAGGTATTTGGGTTATTCATTATGTTGGCGATACTTTAACTGCTACACAAAATCCTAATAGTGGACAAGTAGATTCAGTAATAAGAACTGGGGCTATTTGTGCGATTCTTTATTGGAATGCTACTGACGAAGAACTTATTTATTTTGGTGAAGAACGACACGGCAAATCTATGAGTCCATCAACTCACTCCTACCTTCATTTTGTTAATGGACTAGAATATATATCTGGATTAGCTCTTACTGATATTATTGCAGATGGTTCAGGAGCAACAGATGAAGCACAATTTGGAGTTGATGCTGGTGGAGTTTCAGATGAAGATATATATGATGCTATAAGTGCTGTTACTTCAACTACAGGATTACCTATTTATTATATGTTAGGTGCTACTCCTCGTTGGGTTAAATATACAGAAGCTGGATTCAGTATGAGAACACTAGACGGAACAACTGCTGATAGACTTGCTTATAATCAATATACAGGTGGTGCTTGGCAACTTACTGAAGTAGGTAATAATGATTTTGTACTTTGTCATGTATTTGCAACTACAGAAAAAGACAACCCAATGATAGCTATAATGGGTCAAGCAGATTATGCTACTAAGAAATTAGCTAGAGCAGGAGCTTTAGTAGAGATTAAAAGTTTAATTACAAATGATGTTCTTTTCCCAGAGATAAGACCAATAGGTACAGTAATATTTCAAACCAATACAGGGTATGCTAGTGCTATAAATGGAAAGATAGTTAGCACAGATGAAGGTGATGATTATGTAGATTGGAGAAGTGAAACTATTTCAAGGGTAGCCATAAGCACAACTGACCATGGTTCTTTAACAGGCTTAGGAGATGATGACCATACACAATATGCTTTACTTGCTGGTAGATCTGGTGGACAAACAGTAATAGGTGGCACAGATGCTAGTGATGATTTAACTTTACAATCTACAAGTAACGCAACAAAAGGAAAAATTATACTTGGGACCAGTGCTTATGATGAAGTAAATAATAGACTTGGTATTGGTACTAGCACACCAACTTATCCTGTAACAGTTGTTGGAAGTATTTACGCTTCAGGTTCTCATTTAATGGCTAATAATCAATCGTTATCATGGGGAGATAGTTCAACAAAAATAACTGGTAATTCTACTACTGATGTTATGACATTAACTGCTGGTGCTAATGTAGTTACGGTAGCAGAGATGGAAGCAGCCTATGACCATGTTGCCGCTAATGGTTCAAGTCATAGTTATATTAATCAAGATGTTACTACTACTGCTAGTCCAGAGTTTGCTAGTGTTGTTCTTACACCAAGTACAGATCCAGATGTAGATGAAGCTGGAGAATTATCATGGGATTCAGACGAAGAAGCTATCAGAGGTTATAGTACCGATAATACAGCTCAGGTAGTAATGAGCCAAGTAAAGAAGACTATTACTTTCTCAGTTCAATTAGCTGATAAGATTGCTACACACTCAGGAAGATCAACGCAGTCATTCTGTGTCTGGCAAAACAATACTGGATTTACTTTTAATATAACTAGAATTCATGCTAATTCAGATATTCTTGATTATGTGTTTGACCTGTTTAAATCAAGTAGTGAAACGGATATAGGTGTTGCTAATGATACGTTATTACATAATGTTGAAGTTAGTGAAGAAGGTACAAGTTGTTCTTATATAAGCGTAACATCACCAACTGTTGATACGATTGAGACAGGAAAATGGCTTATATTTGAACACAATGATGAAACATCTAAAGCTTTAACAGTTAATATAGAGGGTTATTTTGATGCTAATGTAGATTAATGATAGAAGTAAAATTACAACCTAGAGAAAAGAATCATCCAGCTGTTGGACACTTACAATGGTGGGGCAGAAAAGGACATTTTTGGGACATGGATTTTATTGAGCATGCTAGTAAAGAACAACTAGATACTCTACAAGATGCTTTAGAGGAGGTTATTGTTCAGTTAGTTCCAGAGTTAATAGATTTAATAATAGATATTGAGGTTTGTGGTTCTTATGCTTATGGAATACAAAGATGCTGGTCAGACTTTGATATTCAATTAGTAGCTAAGAATCAGGAAGACCAAAAAAAGGTTGAAAAGATATTAGCAAGCAAATCTAATTTATTACATATTACTTGTTATGAGTTATCTGTGAGATTGAAACACAATATAGAAATACATTATAGCGTACATAATAATAAGGAAACTGGTGTGGAAGTTTATTCTTTAAGGGAAAGAAAGTTATATAATCGTGAAGAGGGAAAAAGAATGTCAGAAAATTACCGAAGGAGATTTAATAAAGAAACTCATAGCTACAATGTATCATTAAGAGAACCACCAATTATTACTACTGTTTATTGGGATGATGATGGTAATGAAACGGAGGAAATAATATAATGGCATTTACAAAAACATTTAATGGTTCTACTGAGGATGGGTATGGCACTACTTCTGGTGTGAATACTGCTGCAACAACAATGTTAGTTGGTGCTGGGTCATCTTCTCAACAAGATCTTGATACTAAAGAGTTTCATTCTTTCATGTTCTTTGATACTTCTTCATTACCAGATAATTGTGTGGTAATTACAGTAAAACTTAATTGGAGAGTAACCAGTTTTGCTGGTAGTGATAGGGCTATTACTAATAAAGTTTATATTGGTAGCAACACGATAGGCTCAACATTAGAAGCGGCTGACTATGGAGATACCATAACTAATGGAGTATTACTTGGTAGTATGACTTTAAATACTGCTGGAGCAAAAACCTTGTCTAGTTCAAGTTCAGTTATTACAGGTGAAGTTAATTTAACTGGTTATACTAATATAGAAATGGATGCTTATTGGAATTCGTCTATCGGGCCATCATCTTGTATGATTACTATTGCTACTCAAGATAATGGTACATCTGCATATAGACCAACATTAGAAGTAACCTATGAAATACCACAAATAATCAGCGTAAATATAATATAAAATGTCTATACAAAAATCATTAAATAATTTAGTTGGCACAAATAATCTATCAGCACAAGAAGCTGCTAATCTTTTAGTTGGAAAGACTGGATTATCATTACAAGATGCACTACAAGAATATGCTGGAATTACTACAGGTTCAGCACAAGATGCATTAAATAAATTAAATGGAACTGGTGGAATATCATTAGCAGATAGTCTTACAAATATAGATGTGACGTTAGACAATCTAACAGTAAGTAAAATATAATATGAGTGAAAATCAAGCAACCATGATAATTGAACTTCTTAATTCTTTTAAGACAGATAATAAAGAAGAACATTATCAAATAATTAAACGTCTTGATAAGACAAACGGTAATGTTTCAAAAAATACTGAACATAGACAACGATTTGAAGGTGGTTTTGGTGTTATTAAATGGATACTTGGTTTTGTTGGATTAGGAAATATAGTTATTTTATTAAAATTATTTATATAATAGTTCTTTACAATTAGTGGGTTATATTGTCTAATGACTTGACAAGCATATCTTTTTGTGCTATACTTTAAACATCACAAGGAGGACATAATGAGAGAATGTATTCATCGATTCAAGTATCGTAATACAACGAAACTTGATGGTCATCCGTTCGTAACACTGTTTGATCGTAAACTCGGCATCATTATCTTCATTGATAACAATGCCTTCACAGCCGAACCACAGAGATGGTTAAAGGAAAAATTCTGGAGGAATCGTGAAGAAAAAACACAAAGGTAAACAGAAATTAAAATGCAGTAAGAAAAAGAATAAGCATCACATCAGACCTAAATCAAGGGGTGGCGGTGGTGGTGAAAACCTCGTATTACTGTGTATGGCATGTCATAACAAACTTCATCATGATTTCGGAACAATGACTCCAGATGAAATTATTGCCTTTCTAGTAACTCATTACTGGAATGACCAATGGTTCTGGGTTAAGAAATCACTTGATAAGTTTTCACATATTAACAAGTTAGGAGAAAAAGTATGAAAAAGCAGAAAGTAGTAGGTAACGATAAGATCGGCAAACTTATCCGTTGCAACAACCACACTCTAAAGCCCAATAAAAAGGGTTACGTAGAGATTATCTTCTGGGGAGACGTTCATTATGGACACCCTCAGTGTGACATCAAAAAGGCACTTGCCATGCTTGATTACTGCATTAAGAACGACATCTATGTTATAGGCATGGGTGATATGCTCGAGTGCGGTACTCGTTTATCCATTGGCGATTCTGTTTACAAGCAGAATCTCAACCCTCAGGAACAAATGGAAGATATGCTTGAATTTTTAAAGCCTATCGTTGACTCTGGCTTACTACTTGGTCTCCACTCTGGAAACCATGAAGACAGAATTTCAAACATGTCTAGTCTGAACATAACCAAGAACATGTGCAGAGAGCTTGGAGTTCCCTACTTGGGCGGTGCTATGTGGCACAAACTCAAAGTTGGGAAAATCAACTACTCACTCTATACCATGCACGGTGCTGGTGGTGCTCAGTTCGTTCATACCAAACTTGGTAGGGCAGTGCAAATTGCCAACAACTTCTGGTGCGATGTATTCGCAATGGGACACGTACACGCCAAGGCTTGTGAGCCAATTGAGAGACAAAGGCTCAACATCCGTAACAAGGTTGTAGAGCAATTCAAGATGTACATTGTACTAACTGGTTCTTGGCTTACTTATGACAGGTCCTACGCTCAGACTTCTGGGTATGGTCCTGCCACAATAGGTAGTCCAAAGATTAAGTTATTTTCTGAAAGACGGAAAATTCATGGATCGACATAACCCACCTCAATAAGGGGGAGTGTAAAAACTCCCTCTCCCACCTTAAAAATAACAATATTATATATATGTGTTTTAAAAAGAAAAATATGAATCATGGCTATTTAGAAAGAGAAGAAGAACCAGAGGATTATATCGTTGGTGCTTCTGGCATAGAACATATCGTTAGATTACCAGATGGTAATTGGTCTAACTTTCTACCAGCTGACGAACTACAAAGAAAGGGAGGCGTAGAAACAATGTCTTGTGTATCATTCGGTGCAACAAGTGCCATTGAAATGCAGATAAACCTTTTACTCAATAGTGGAATGCTTACATCAAGAGCTAGAGAGTTTTTATCTGCTTACATGATAGATGGTAAGGTAAACTTCTCAGACAAATATATCGCCATTAAATCAGAGACTACACCACAGGGAAACTACCTAACTAAAGTAGCACAGACAATTAGAGAGGTTGGCCTTATACCTGAGAGCATGTTGCCATTTGGTAACCCTGAAAGCTGGGGAGAATATCATAACGCAGCACAGATTACAGCAGAGATGGATGCACTTGGACAACAATTCTTAGAACTATTTGTTATACAATATGAATGGGTACTCACACCTAATTCATCTGCTGGAAAGACCTTTGATGAAAATGGTGCTACTAGAATGCACCACTTGAAACAAGCTCCATTGTTAATTGCATCACATGGGCACTGTACAGATTTTTACTTCGCAATACACAAACAGAAGTATGGACAATACGATAGTTATAGTCCGTTTAGAAAAGAAAAGAATTGGAAGTATCACGTTCCATATACAATGAAGATACTCATTACAGAGAAGTCAGAGTTTACAGAGGCTGAGATGACAGAGGCTAGACGTTTTGCCTTAGAACTTGTATCAGGAAAGCCATCTCGTATAGGATTTAGACACGAAGCTGCTGGAGAGGCTTACAGAATAGAAGAAGATGGAAGTTTAAAATATAAACGTGGCGTACCTTGTCCACTGTTTACCTCATTATGTGCTGATGGCACTGTCTGGGGTATCAACGAAGAGACGTGGGAACGCTTACGTGCAGGATTAATTAAGTAAAAAAATATTATGAAAGAAAAGTTTTTAGAACTTTTAGGCAGTCGAAGATTTTGGCAATTAACAGCTGCTACAATCTTACAAATAGTAAGGATGTATTTACCAGACCTTGAACCGTTATTCAATGTTCTTACAGTATATCTATTAGCAGTAGTTGCTATTGGTACAGTAGATAAAATAAGTAAATAAAACAACAATAATACACATATAGTTTACAGTAAATAGTAAACAGTAAACTACTTACTAGGTAATCTCTTTAATTTAGGGTTACTCGGTCAAACGAATAAGATCGTCTTGTAAAGGACAATAGTAACGACAATGTAATACGTCCACTACCCAAGACAAGTATTGAGTTTTTCCTTTGGTGCCATGTTTTCATGCTTCATGGCATCAAGGATAAAAATTTAATTAACAAACAAAAATATGGATAAAAGTTATATCGGAATTAAAGGACAAGTAAAACTAGAATGCCATGATAAAGATGGTAATCTTTTATGGGACACTGGTTTTATGCAGAACACAATCACCAATGCTTCACTAGCTATTGTTAGTGGCTTAGTTGGCGATACAGGCTCAGAAGTAGCATTCACCTACTTAGCTGTAGGAACAGACAATACAGCTGAGAGTGCAGCTCACACAGCCTTACAAGCAGAGACTACTACTAATGGATTGGAAAGAGCAGCTGCTGCTGTAACCCAAGAGACTACTGCTCAGACAGATGACACATTACAGCTTGTAAAGACTTGGACAGCAAGTGGAACTGTAGTAGTAGAAGAGGTTGGAGCTTTCAATGATGCTTCAGCTGGAACTATGTTAGGAAGAAAACTAACAACAACAAAAACAGTTAATAGTGGTGAAACTTTAGTAGGTACTTATCAATTCATTTTTAGCTAAATGGCAAACACCAAATCATTAGATTTAGAACTTGGCTCAAGCCAATATGCGAGTATAACTGATGGTAGTCAGACTGGTTTAGATATTACTACAGACTTTACTATAGAGTTTTGGGCTGATTTTGAAACTATAACAGGCTCTACAATTATAAATAAATATGAATCTGGAGTAGGAGGATATTTAGTTGAACTTAGTAGCGGTAGTAATCTTAAAATATTATATTCAGCAGATGGTACTAATAAATCAGAAAGTTATACAACTGCTGCTATATCTGGTACTGGATGGCATCACTATGCTATTGTGGTAGATATTTCTGCACCAGCAGACACAATTATATATATAGATGGAGTTAGCCAAACAGTAACTGATAATTTAACAGCAGCTACTTCATTAGTTGGAACATCTGAACCTTTCCAAATAGGTGCGAATCAAACGCCTGCAGAATATTTAGATGCAAAATTAGAACATGTCAGAGTATGGAATGATATTAGAACTGCCACAGAAATAGCTCAATATATGTTTCAAGAACCAGCAGTAGATGAAGCTGGATTAGTCTCTTGGTGGAAATTTGATGATAATTATTTAGATGAAACCTCTAATGATAACGATTTAACTGCTAGTGGTTCTCCTGTATTTAGCACTGATGTTCAATGGACATTTGACGGTACAAAAGAAGAAATAGAACATTGTGTAGATGATGATACTGTAGCTTTATGGCATATGAATGGTGCAGCTGCTTCTGCTGCAAAGACAGACAATGCAGAAGGCACTGCAGCTTTAGATTTAACAGAAGTAAACACACCAACTGCTGCAACTGGATTTGATGGTGAAGCTAATGGTGCTTATGAGCTGAATGGTAGCACTCAATATTTAGAAATCACTAATGATGCTGATATTTATGGAACAACAGGCTCGATAAGTGCTTGGATATATTTAGATATAGGTAGTACGAATTATGGAATTTATACTGATACATCAGCAACATTAAATGCAATACATGTACAATTTCTTGTAAATACAGATGATAATTTAGTGTTCCATAAATATGATAATTCTGACAATCAATCAGTAATAGGTAACATCTCTTTAAATACAGAACAATGGTATTATGTTAATGCTGTCTGGGAAGATGGAGAGGGTCTCAAGGTATATGTAAATGGAGTATTAGACAATACAGGTGATATAACAACGGGTGCTAGTGGACATACTGCTTCTGATAATATTAACATAGGCAGAAGATATAATGGTTTGTATCTTAATGGTAAATTAGATGAAGTATCTTTATCAACTCGTGCTAAATCAGCAGAAGAAATAGCTAAATATTATAGTGGTACAGTAAGTGCGAAGTATTATAGTGGAGCTGGCGATGGCTTTGTTGTAAATACAAATGTTACAAGTTGGGCAGCTAGTCGTAGTGATGCTACTGGTGATACAGCATATCCTGTAGCAGCTAGTGATGTATCGGCTATATTCAACCAACTATCAAACAATCAAATACATAGGGCATTTTATCCATTTGTTACAAGTACATTGCCAGATGATGCAGAAATAACACTTGGTCAAGTAGCTATAAAATCTTCTGCGACAGCAGGAGCTAATGCAGACACTGTAGATGCAGACCTAGTATCTAATTCACAGGCAAGTACAACAACACTTACAACAGCAGACTATGACCAACTCGGCACAACTGTATATGACTCAATAGCATTTGCAGATTGGGCAGTTGGATATAATATATTTACTTTAGACGAAACAGGACTAGCAGAAATAGATGCAACTGGTAACTCACAGTTTGGTATTAAGTGCTCAAGAGATACAGATAATAGTGTACCAACTGGACAGAACTATATAGCTTCTTATTTTTCAGAATCCACTGGCAACGAACCTTATCTATGGGTAGAGTATATTGCCGATAGTGGAGTTTCTTTCTCAGTATCATCAACAATGTCTATATCAGAATCAGCATTACAAAATACTAATTATTCTGTAAGCGATACAATATCAATGTCTGAAAACATATCAGTTCTTAAAGGATTAGCATTTGCAGTATCAGATACAATATCAATAGCTGGTAGTTTTTTAGGAAGCCTAACTGCTAAAGTAAATAGTACATTAAACATTACAGATAATTTAAAAAGATTTACTTTATTATGGACTGATAGAACTAAACCAACAACATCTTATTCCGATAGAAGCAAACCATCAACGTCTTATTCAGATAGGAGTAAGCCAACAACTAATTGGACTAATAGAACTTAAATAAAATATATGCATTTAGATGACTTACAAGACAAAACTAGATTATTATTAGGGGGAATATCTGATACAGAATATTCCGCTGCTAATCTTAATATAGCTTTAAATAATTATTATCATGACTTTACCATTCATGCTATTTTGGCTAACAAAGAATGGGAAGTTAATGGTGAGGTTGCGACAACAGACATTGTTGCTAACCAAAGAGAATATCTATTACCAACAGACTTGTTAACTCTTAAGAGAATAGAGTGTAACCTAATGACAGGTGCCGCTGAAAATCAATGGACCAATGTTAGGATTATTGATTTAAGAAGTATCCCTCAAGCACTAACAAACCAACAAGATTCAGATGACACAAGAGAGTCTGCTTATGAGGTTAGGATCTATGATGAATCAATATTCTTTAATTGGCTACCGAAGAACTCAGTTACTAATGGATTGAAAGTTTATTATAGTAAGGAAGCTACAGAGATGGTTGAAGGATCAAAGACTACTGATGCTCCAAACCTACCAGAACATCTACATGTTGGATTGTGTTATGGTGCTGCATTCGATTATGCGATTGAAACAGAACAAAATAGACGCATCTCAAACTTCAAAGCTTTACTAGAGGAGAAGATGGGAGAAACAACAACTTATTATAAACAACGTCTTGTAACAAAGAGGGCTAATCTTGGGTCAAGACAAGAACGATATAATTAATATGGGAGTAATAACAATAGATAGAGATGATTTCACTAAAGGAGCGTCAACAGCTGATGGATTAGCTGATGGTGGCTTCAGTCCACTAAGTAAAGGAATAAGACCAGTGGTTGCAGATTATACTGGTAGTAATCATTTTAATTATTCAGATGGGACTGGCTACATAAGAACCCAAGCTAATGAAACTGATTTATCAGATCAATCAAAACCAATTATAAACATGCTTAATGTTGAGCAAAGTGGGACTACTTATGATGTTGTATTTGTTACGCAGGATGCAGCAGCTGAAGCATCTTTTTGGGGATGGACTGGATCATTATCCACACCACCAACAAAACAACAAACAGACTCTACTGGCTCAGAACAATATAATTCATTAATGAAAACACAAATGGTATGGTATGAAAGTGAAATATTTTGTGCTAATAATACCAATATACAAAAATTGACAGCAACATTATCATCAATGACTGAAAATTGGTGGACAGTTACAGCAGGTGGAGCTGCATTAAACTCATTTCATGCACATCCAATGATTGTTTGGAATAATAGAATATATATTGGTAATAATAATAGTCTAGCAGAGTGGGATGGGACAACAGCTACAGATGTAAAATTATCATTACCAGGTGA